CAAGCTGAGTTCGAAGAAGCAGCCAAAGGCAAGGACAGCCAGCTGGTGGAAGGCTACGGCTACCTGAGCAAGATCCAAATGCGAGGCGTGTTGAAGTTTTGCGAAACTGTGATCAACGACTGCGGTGCATATGTACAGATCAAGAAGGTTGAACGCAAGCCGCGTGTGGCCAAGGCAGTGCCTCCTGAAAAACGTGCAGCCAAGTTCAAAGTGTGCATGGAGTTTGCTGATCTCAAACTCAAAGGTTTGCCAGCAGCAAATCTTGTGGACAAGAGCGAAGCATGGCTGTATGACACCAAAAAGCGCAAGCTGATTCACGTGGTAGCAGACAGCCATGCAGGATCCTTTACTGTAAAGAGCAACAGTATTATTGGTTTTTCAGTGTCTGAATCTATGCAAAAGACCGTGCGCAAACCTGCAGAAGTGGTAAAAGCTATCCAAGCAGCAGGCAAGCCAGCTGCTCGCAAGATTTTTAAAGATCTTACTACTACCGAAACAGTGTTTAACGGCCGAGGTACCGAGAACCTAATGTTGCTTAAGGCATGGTAAATAATTGATGCACATTATTACAAACAAAGTCGATTTTTATATTACCAATGTTTGTAATTTAACGTGCGATCGTTGCAATCGATTCAACAACCATAATTTTCGTGGTTGGCAGAATTGGAAAGACTACGAAGCTCAGTACGAGCAGTGGGGCAATCTAGTCCAACTGACTGCTGCTACTATCATGGGCGGCGAACCTTTTCTGAACCCCACGTTAGGCAACTGGGTACAAGGTATCAATCGTATATTTGGTATCGAAGTCCAAGTCTTGACCAATGGCACTCGATTCAAACAGGCATCCGGGCTGTATGAGAAACTGCTGTATCGGTCGCCGCGCACAGGCGCAATGAATCATATTGGAGTAAGTCTACATAATCTTGCTGACCAGCAGCAACTGCTCCAAGATGTTAGAGATTTTTTTCCTGTGCCCTTTAAAGAGTACCACAAAGGGCATGCTGAGAACACCTGGAACTCGGATTGGCACTTTGTTGACGATAACGGAGTAATGATTAATGTGTACATTGTTAATCAATTTGGTGCTGCTGCAATACGTCCTGGACTTACCACAATCAACCAATCTCAGTTTTTCCTACACAACAGCGACCCAGACAACGCGCATAGTGCTTGTACATTTGCTAGATTCAAATCATATCACTACATCCGCGGAAGATTGTACAAATGTGGGCCAGTGGCGCTGATGCCTGAATTTGATCAGCAATTCAACTTGCAGATTTCTGACTCAGATCGCGCACTGCTAAAGTCATACAAGTCATTGGGCGTTGATAATTTTGAAGAATTCCACCAAGAATTCTTCCAAAAGTTAGATCAACCTATTGCACAATGTAAATTTTGCCCTTCGCGTTCAACAATAAAGCTAATATCGCCTAATAGAAAAGGCCTGTGATGTTGTTTAAGGATCTGTTCTATCAAACACAACAAGGAGAAATATTCTTAAAGAGTGGCTGCATGCGACAAGAGCATGTTTTGGCAAACTACTTTTGTAAAACATTACGCAAGTTGAGTTACTCGACTACTGATCCAATGAAACGGATCTGGACAAGACACGACAAAACTGTAATTGTGTGTTTGACAGATGATTTTAGTATATGTGACGCTGACCTGTCGGAGTCTCCTCGCCGATGGTTTAGTGATAGTACTATTGTAATTACGGACAATTTAATCAATTATAAAGCCGACTACAACGTGATTCGGTTGCCTGCTAATTATTTTGGAGTGTTTAGCTATCGGCCAGCCCTGCAGAAATTTTTACCAACTCATAGATTCCATTTGTCAGTAAACCGGCTTGATCCTATTAGACAATTGGTATTGCTTGAGTTGATTGTGCAAAGTGGCGGGTTTGAGACGTTGCAACAAGATCTTGTTAATTTTAACGCAAGAGCCACACCAGCAACTAATGCCACGACGCAAAGTGTGCAGCAAAATTTTGTAAAACATTGGCAACAGGTAGATGCACATTATGCAGGTGTGTACGATCAACATTGGGACACGGTAGTAAATGCCATGCCTATTCGCAATCATGATCTCACAATTGAGCAGGCTGGGTTGAACGCATACCTGAACTTAGTGGTTGAAACATATTCCGGCAACACTACTATAACATTTAGTGAAAAGATATTCCGGGCATTGGTAACTCCGGCACCTTGGACCTTGTTTGCAGCAACAGGTGCGGTTGGATACCTGACAGAGTTAGGCTTTGATGTCCTGTCAGACATCGTGGATCATTCTTACGATTTGCACGTACAAGACACCTGGCCGGGAAACTCTAAAATAGTAAACTATATTTCTGCCAGTATCAGTAACTACCAGCAACTTAAACAGCTTGATTTTGATACTTTGGCAACTAGATGCAAACAAGCAGCAGAGCATAATCAACAATTGTTGGCTGCAATGAAAAAACAGTGGCCTGCTAGTTTTGCAGAGTGGCTACCAGATGTGATGGCGCAGATTACATAAATATAAGGAACGGAGTTCCTTATATGGCCGAAAATACACTACCCTTGCTCAAGCAAAATCTTATCGAATATGTTGGCTTGACATTAGGCAATCAAATTATTGATCTTGAACTAGATCCCGCACACTTTGAAGCTGCGTATCAAAAAACTATTGGTACTTTCCGCCAGAGAAGCAATGCTGCGTACGAAGAAGCTTATATTTTTATGGAGTTGATTCAGGATCAAAACATTTATACATTACCTCAGGAAGTTACTAGCGTAAGACAAATCTTTCGTAGAACGTTTGGAGACGCAACAGGCCCGTTTGCTTCAAACTTTGATCCGTTTGCGCAGGCTAGTATCAACGTTTATCTAATGAACTTTAACGTAGCAGGCGGCCTTGCTACCTATGATTTTTACAGCCAGTATGTGGAACTGGCTGCCAGGATGTTTGGCGGATTTATGAACTATACATGGAATCCTGTAACTAAAAAATTGCAACTGATACGCGATCCAAAAGGCACCGGTGAAAACGTGCTGCTGTGGGCCTGGCAACTTAAACCAGAAATACAATTGTTAAGTGACTATCAGATTTCTCAATGGATACGTGACTACATGGTAGCAGCATCTAAAATGATTATCGGCGAAGCTCGTGAAAAGTTTTCTACTATTGCTGGCCCGCAAGGCGGCGGCAGTTTGAATGGTACTGCGATGAAAGCCGAAGCGCAAACGCAAATGGATGCACTGATTGAGCAACTAAAGATGTATGTAGATGGTTCTCAACCGTTGACTTTTGTAATCGGTTAATGGCTCGTACACTGGTTATAGGTTGCAGTTTTGTGTCAAGATTGCAACACCGGCAATCTAGTGACATGGTAGTAAATCATGCTCACTATCATATTATGGACAGTCCTGGCTCGGGCAATCAGGCAATTGCAGCCAGGACAATTTATCAGCTAAGTCAAGAAACTTACGATCGAGTGGTGGTATTGTGGTCTGGCGTAAACAGACTAGACTTCCCTGTAAGTGACGAGCTACAGCGCAATCATGACGCTATCAATACTGATTGGACAGCATCCTGCAATATTGGCAGAGCAGCTTGGTATCACTCCGGTGGTTTTTTGGGTACAGGTATATTTGGTAACATACCAGAAGCTGTGCAGATATTTTTACGGGCACAGTATTTAGGGTTTGATCCCGATTCTGCATACTTGAGCGAGCTCACTTTGATGAGCATTGTAAATGTGCAAAATGCATTAAAAGCAATGAACATTGATTATCAAATGGCTTTTATCTACAACACTGTTCACGGTGATGTTGGTAAACAACAGGAACACAGCCATGGTCGGTTGAACCTGGACTCGGATTGGAATCGAATGATTGACTGGAGCCGATTTCAGCTGGACAGCAATCCGTATGATTGGGCAAAACACCAGAACCGACTTGAGCCTGACAACTATCATCCTACCAGAAACGCCATGATTGAGTGGTTTAGACAACAACTCGACATTGACTTGACCCAGTAAAACTGCTATAATAGCAGTATGGCAGATTTAATGATTGACTTAGAAGGACTAGCAACTGGTCCAGACACATGTATCCTCACCATTGCAGCACAGTCATTTGACCCTTTTGGACACAGCTATTCGGGCAAATCCTACTATGCTAGGGTAACACTAGAAAGCCAGCCTGATCGGGCAATTGATCAAGGCACTATCGAATGGTGGGCCACCCAACCGGCACATGCACGAGAAGAAGCATTTGCTGAAGACGGTCGAATTCCGCTTGATCAAGCTCTAGACGAGCTAGGCAAGCTAATTTGGCACTCCAGCCGTATCTGGGCACAGGGCCCTACATACGACATGAACATTCTAGAGCATGCTTACAAAAGCTACAACAAACCCTTGCCTTGGAAATACTATATGGTGCGAGACAGTCGCACAGTATTCAGCTTGTGGCCTGATCAACCTATCCCTCCTACTAGTCACCATGCACTAGAAG